TCTTTAATTTCCGAGTACATCGTCATTTGTCTTAAAAAATCTTTTAATGTGTGTTGAATAATGGACCGGAGATTTCCTTCATTGTATGCTCCCAGAGTACCGCCTTCAGAGCAGTTGTAGTAAATTCCAGGAACAGTCATAGAAATATACTCAAACCAACCTTTAAAATTATAATATGATTTCCACGTGCTGACAGGCATTCCAAATACATCTCTTAATCTCATAACCTGACCCATGTTTTTGTCATATTTAGAATCCCAAGCATGAAACTTTGAGTTATATCCGAAACAAAAATCAGCACCGATAAATCCAACAATTGAGGCGCCCAAATACGCCTTAGCAATATAAAGACAAGCCCCTAATACATTTCCACCGCTTGAAACGTATGTATTGAACAATTCGATTTTATCAACATAATCTGTAAACTGCTGATCCGGAACCGGAGCATTAAAGAATAAAACTTTTCCTCTCCATTTTTCTAGTAGCCTTGGACTTGTTCCAATGTAACACAAAAGAGTTCTGTCTTTTGTTAAATTCCAATAATGATGTTCATCATGAGCGCCGCCTTCATAAACCTCTTCAGTTGTAATATCGCCAGCGTCTAATGAAACATAGTAGTCCGCAGGACATCCCAAATCTTCTAAGAAATGAAAGTTATGCAGACACGAAACAACTTTGATGTCGCCTCTATTTTTTAATTCATGGGCATTATTTTTAAGGCTTGGCCCTGATCCAACAATAACCACAGGCTGCATGTGCGCTTCGCCGTAAATACTGCCGATTGAGTTTAACTCAAAGCTTTTGTATTTGTTGTGATTTTCAAGCACGTTTTTCTCCCAAATGGGTCTCCACGCGTTTATTGTTGGTCCATCGTTTTCACACGCCTGAGTATGTAGCTGTTGAGGCGCTAGCGGCGCATGATCTATATAATTCTGAAAGTACAAATCAATTGGTTCTGTTCTCAATTTAGTCATTCAATCTCCAAAGAAGGCCCCCGAAGGGGCCTGTTAAATTAACCCATTACTCCACCGAAGATGCGTCCTTTTCCAGTTCCTGCTGTTACTGCTGAATTGATTGTGAAACCAAATCGCGGCGCAGTTGAGAAAGTCGCTCCAGCGGCTACGAAACCACCGTCTGTTCCAAGAGCAAGGTCAACGCCTGCGTTCATCGAAACCTCGCCTGAATCAAGCGCAATCAATGAAACACCTCGGACCATTACCCAACCATAAGTTCCAGTGTTAATTGTATTTTGAGCAACACCGAACATAACTCCAGCAAGTGAAGCGTTTGTTACGGTAACAGAGTAACCAGAGGTAAAGCTGGTGCCGCCATTTTTATCCAAAACACAATATTTTCCTGAGCCGATTACTGAGTTCGCCGCAGCATTGTATACGTAAACGTATTTGTTGCCGCTGGAAAAGTGCTCTGCTCCAGGCGAATAAAGTGGAAGGGTGGAAAATGATGTTAAGTCATCACCCTTTACAACATCGATAATACCGTTAAATGCCATTTTAGCCTCCTAAGCTGTTAAGGCAGACAATTTGCCATGTAAACGATTGTTTGAAGAACCAATTGCTCCCATCCAGTAAACCTTGGCAACCTTAACGTTCTGGTTGTTTGGTTTTTGGAATGGTTCAAATCTCATGTCCTCGTCTTTGTGTACGAAAAGGCTCAGATAATCTTCATTGATCAAGAAGATATGATTTGCCGGACAGTGAGAGTCAGCAATAAATGGAATACCGTTAAACATTAAAGATGAAAAACCACCTTTTGCTGTTTCAGAATCCATAAAGCGCTGCTGTGGCTGTAAAGCCGCATAGTATCTGTTGTAGTTAGCACGAGTCGCTAAAATCACAGTTGGGCTGTCGTTATCTACTGAACAAGCATTAAACTGTGTCTGCAAAGCAGAAATAGAAAATGTTGTAGTAGATGAGTCAACCTGAGCCTGCCACCATGAGTTAGTACTTTGTGAAATTCCACCAACAGTATTAGCCGTACCTACGATTGAACGCAAACCCGCAGGAGCGTTCAAAGTAGAGCCGTCGTTATAAAGAGCAGTTCCTAATTGATCGATCATGGTTTTTTCAGCAATTTGAATTTTGCTCTTAACCAAATTGATTTTTTGAGCATCTCCGCTATTTTTTAACTCATCTAGGCGAGTAATTGAGATATTTGCATAAAGCTGCTTCCATTGATATTCAGCCGCTGAAATATTCTCATTATCCGCTGTTGATAAGGTGTCTGCACCAGTATACCAGCCAGACGCTGTTGTTTGTGCGTAGTTTAACGGAACCATAATCGACGTACCGCCATCCAATTTCTCAAGGCCTTTTTCTTTAAGACGTTTGATGCCTGGATTTGAGTCGAAAATATTATCCGCTAATTTTTTTATAAACTTTTTCTCAGTAATACCTGAGATTTGGTCCCAAGTTAGTGCCATTTTTATCTCCTAGGCTCCTAGTTATGGAGCAATAGTTAAATGTTAATTTAAGCCCAATTCTGCGAGGGCCTCTGCCGCTAGATCATTGTAATTCTTGCCTTTGACTGAATCTGTCTTTCGGGTAGTTGGAGTTGGACTAATGCCCAAGATACCAAGCCGAGTTTTAGAAACTTTGTCATTAGCGACTTTTTCTTTAGCTCTTTGTTCTGCTAAACTTACCAGACGGTCATGATTGTAATCTCTAAAGGCCGTGGTGAATTTCCTAATACCGTTTTCAAGGGCATATTGGATGACTTTGGCTTCGAGAGTAGTTCCTGTTTCGTCAACGGTTTGCAAATCAATTTCTGGATATTGTTTTTTAACCTCTTCAAGCTCTTTTAAATATGCCGCATCTTCTTGCTGCATTTGAGCTTGTTGAGCGCGTTCTTGATAAGTAGAAGCTACTTTTTCAAGTCCGGTTACTTTTTCAATCAGTTGGTTAATTACTGGATCAGTCGGTTTGTTTTGGTTCTGCGCCTGCTGAAGCTGCGCTTGAACCGTACTCCACCATTGTGGATTTTCTTTAATGTATTTGTCAACAGGCTCATACTTAGTTTTGTATTCGTTAATAATGGCCTCTTTATCCTGCCATTCTTTAAGTTTTTGCTCGTAGGTCTGAATTTTCTTATTAACCTCACTCATTTTTGTCGGGTATTCGTAACCTTGCTGAGCCCAGCGGATTAACTTATCTCGGTCTTTAGTGAGATCAATTTTGACCTCTTTGCCACCTACAGTAAAAGCAAAGCCAGAATGCTGCTGAGGCGCTGATGGTGTTTCATCTTGTGGCTGTTCGATAGTATTTAATAACTCGTCGGCTTGTTCTTCATTTTGTGGAACTGTATCAATATCCATTTTAACTCCTTAGTTTTTTACTTGAGGTCCAATTGGTTGACCGCTTACACCTTGATTTACCGGAACCTGTCCTGGCTCTGCTGGAACCGCTTCAGGTTCACCGCCGCCTAGTTTTTTCTCTACCAAATCAACATACAAAGACATGATTTGACCCATCTGACCGACCTCTTCTTCTGAACCTCCAGATTGAACTAACATTTCTTGAAGTTTTTGAAGTCCTTGTCCTACTTGTTGAGCCAGTTGTGTAGCTGGTCCTGCTCCTTCTTCCATTAAATACCTGCCTTTTTTTCTAGTTTAATTATTCTTGTTTCGTGATTTTCTACCTGTGAATTTAATGCTGAAAAAAACCAAATAACCCGGCCAGCAAAATAAATAAACGACCCGATTATTCCTATATTTGAAACGATTAAGGCTCCAATAACATATTCCATCATGCTATGCCTTTCTGCGCTTGTAATTGTTGTTGCTGTTGCATTTCTACTTGTGCCTGTTGCTGAGCTTGCATTGCTATTCTTTGTAAAACGGCTTGATAGTTAGGATATTTAAGGTTTTTCATTACCTCTTCAGCGTCAATGATTCCTAATTGAAATAATTTGATAGATTGTTCTTCAATTCTATTTTTCTCAAACGGCAGCGCTGATCCGAGCGATATTTTCACATCAAACTTGCGGCGTATATCATAGACTTTTTCTTCACCTTCAACCTGCTGACCTTGTTCATTAACATGAACATCTTTGATCCTAGCTCTTTTAATGTTTGGATCTACTGGGTCTTGATCGATGTGAAATTTAAAGTATTTAATTGTGTTATCGTCATTGGTAATTCTAAAAACTTTAGGGACAGAGTAGTTTTCAAATACTAACGAGAGGTACAATTGACCAAAATCCTGCATGAAAGCGTCAATGTTTTTTGATTTTTGTCTAAGTCTTGTTTGTTGCGCTTGCTGGAGAGCTTCGATTGCTGAAGCTGCGGTAACGCCCTCTGGCTGCGCCCCCCTTGAAACGTCAGTTGAACCGGAAATATCATCAAACCACAGCTTCATTCTATCGATCATCTGAAGAACATATGGCTGAAGCTGAACCCCTTCTTCTCGTCTGACTTCTGAACTAGGATTTTTCTCTACAATGAGGCCAGGACGGTTAAACAAGTTGTCAGTATCAACTCCGGACGTGTTATCAACTACCCAAATAGGATTTCCCATTAGAGTGAGAACATCTAAAGTGAATGAAAGAAGCTTATTAAATATTTTTTGTGGAGATTCCAACTGTTCAACTTCGCTCATTCCCCAGAATTCGTGAGCCATAATGTAGTTTTGAAGACGCAAGTAAGGGAATTTTCCACCCTCTTTTTCAGTAATAGGGCGGTCTTCAACTAAAACTCCAGAAACAACACACGAATAACGACCCAATGGATATTTTAGTTTCTTAAGATAAGAAATTTGTCCAGTTTCTTTGTCGGCAATTTCTTCTTCCTCAATCTCCATATCTTTGTAATAACATTTGATCTCAAGAGCTTCGTTCTTGTTTTCAATTGCCGTTGAGCCTTCCATTAACACACGATTATCAGACGGAGATTTATAGCTAACCATTTCGGTCATTCCTTTTTCTCGTCTCATGATGTCCACAATGTCGGCTTCTAAGTAATCTGCATATTCAGGATATTTTTGCTTTAAAACCTCTAATTCGACTGGTCTTGCTTCAACGTATGACCGTGATCTTTTATTTACATCCAAAGCGTAAGGGTCGGGATATTGATAAAACGTGTCAGGTGATTCAAAACAGATTCCACCAATGCCGTCGTTATAATCTGGGTCATAATGTAGTTCGCCAAATCCAGTTCCTAAAATATGAGAATCATACAAACATTCGGTGAAAATATATGACCAGTTATTTGAATCCCAATCACACTCTAAAACATCGTTAAGGATTTTACTTAGTTCGTAGTCAGATGGCTCTTTGGGTAAAAACTCAGGCTTTGGAAGCGCGTCTGTTAAAATAGGGATGACTGATTGAATAGCTCTAAAAATTAGATTTATAACTTCGGAGTGCCTGTAAGAAGGACGTTGTTCTTTCCACTGCTTGCCACGAAACATCCGGTAATAATCTTGCCATTTTTCATCATTGGCTTTTCTTCCAGCTTTATTCTTGGAGAAAATCTGATTAACTAATTTAATTGTGCTAGCTTGTTCTGGGGTAGGCTGATATTCGGAAGTGTGATTTTCGGCAGAACTTGGTGCTTCATGCTCGTTTAATAATCCGTAAACTTCAGCCATTTAAACCCTTTTAGTTTATTGGCTCGGTAAAGAGTCCGGATCAATTTAGTAGATTATAAGAGATCGTCCCAAGTTTTCTTGCGTTTTTGTTCACGCTGAGTATCGAACGTCTTATGGATAGTATTAGGGTTTTCGTTACCAATTTCAACTAAATTTTTACGCTTGCATATTTCTTCCCTATGTTGCTTATTTTTGACTATACATCCTAGGCCGGGATTGTACTCGGCGTTTTCCACTTTGGCTCCAATAAAACCATATGGCTTTGTTACAAGCTTTTTGCCTATATTTCTACAATCCGGACAGTGCCCAGGATCTTTGTATTCTGACATCGGCCTTGTTAAATCAAATTCTTTATCGCATTTTTCACATTCGTAGGCATAAACTGGCATTATGAAAAATCCTCGCTTCCTGGGTAACGTTTAGTAAATTTCTTTAATTGCTGAATTCTTATATTGTGGTCTTTTGAAAGCTTTTCTTTTTCTTGTGGAATAATAGGACCCTTTTTATCCATGCTCTTGTGAGCTAAAGCCAAAGTAAGATAGCGCTCAGTATCCATATAGTGATTATTCGCATCAACTGGTAGTCTTTCTTTTGAGTTATCGTCCGGGCCAAGGTCTTTTTCTTCCGGGTAATGGTATGAAGAATACTCGTCAACAATATGTGTATGTGTACCTTCAAATATTTTGTATTTGCCTGATAAAAGCAGTTCATAATGCGCATCTAAACCTTTTCTGATCTCGTTATCTGCTGGCACCGTAGGAATTCCAGCTTGATTAAATGAGTCTATTGAGTCGGGCCTTGATGGATCAGCCCAGAACATTTTTATGTTAAAAATCTTTTTAAGCATCAATGCTGCTTCAATTTGCTTTGGCAGCGTTTGCTCAACCTTATAAAATCCAGATACTTTAAATTGATGTCCGGATGGAGTGACTCCACGTACATTTATTACAAATGGATCGGTATATCCCCAATCAATTGAGGCATAGTATTCAGTACCAGTTGGAAGCTGCGTTGATTGGCATACATGGACATCTTCTTTAAAGCAGTCATAAACTAGACCTGCCATTTGCCCGAATTCTCCACCATAGATCATGTTGAATCTTCTTGGATCCATGGTGCGTTCTTTTAACTTTCGTTTTTCTTGATCGTACAACGAATGATATTTGTTTTCCCAAGAAGCAGCTGTCACATATTCAACATCAGGCCTTAATCCTTTTTGGTATGGTTTAATGAGCTCTCTTGGAATCCAGTTCATTGAATATGGAGAAGTGGTTAAATCAATTCCACACCCACAGAAATCAGCTCGAGCTTGCATATTCTCCCAGAAATAAAGCCTGTACTTTCCGGCCTCATCACCCCATATGTGTTTTATGTTAGTAATCCCCACGATAGAGTCAGGATCTCTCTCGGTACGGCAATAAACATTACCTCCGGTATTTAACCTGAAGACATCAAATTTTTTATCGTATGACCCATACCCTTCCATGAACTTTAAAAAGGCAGGCATTGTTGATTGATGAAGGGTTTTGTATGTTGGCGAAGTAATTAAGAAATTATCTTCTTTGTCAGTAAATTGATGAGTCTTCATTTTCATTCTTATTGCGCCAACCTGGGTTTTTCCCCATTGAGTGCCAGCTGCCAACAAAAGTATTGGCTTTTCTGATTTAAGTGCTAGCGATTGTTTATGAGAATGAGCCTCAAAGATATTCATGAAAAAACAAGAACATCCATCCGACTAATTTCATCCGCAACATACTTTGTGAGTTCTGTGGCACTAGTGGTCTGACTTAAACAAAACGCTCGACAATTCGCTTCTTGAAGGATCTTTTCTTTAATCAAGTCATTTCTTTGTTTCATTAGTTTATTAAACTCTTCTAAAAGCTTGTGAAATGGTTTTTGAGCTTCATTAACGACTTCTAAAGCTTTGTTTCTTTCAGATTTATAATAATCACGCTCTTTTATTGCCGCCTCAACGGATTCAGGGCTCCAATCTAAATCACTCATGCATTTTCTCTTAATCGCAATATTGCTAAGTCCAGTTTGTTCTCTGGAATCTCGCAGACATATACTTTATAGGAATACTCTTTAAACACTGGTTCGTCTTTTACGATGGCATCAGCAGCAACCACGTAGCGCCCATCAATTTCTCTGTCTTTATAGGTGACAACTTTTTTGGTGCCTATCTGTTTAGAAGTTTTGCCGACTTCGGTCCTTAAAACTTTGTGTTTAATGTCATGTAATTTATCATATTCGTATTCTGAAATATTAAGTATCATATTGCCTCCGATTTGCAGTTAAAGCAGAAATTCTCTTTAATTCTAGGTTTTGAACATTGGCAGCGGATTGCCACTCTGATTTTTCTAACAAGGCTATGTAAATCTTGTTGTGGTTCATTTATTAACTCACGCACTTTCTTTAGTTTTTTACTCGCCTTGCTCATTATCTTCAGCGCCAAGGAGATAAGCGTCTCCGTCTGTCAATTTAACCAAGGTAGGAGTTGGTAACTGATGCTTAATCGTTTCTGTAACTTTCCCTATTGATCTATCTAATAAGAAATTGATCCTCGAAAAGTCTCCGTACTTTCTTGCAAACACAACAAGGGTCGCTGCTAACACTTCCATTGCTGGCTTATCTGTAGCCTTTGAAATCTTGGTTAATTCAGAAATTGTCATGTTCAGTTGATCTAAAATAATTTTAGCAATGGCGTTTTTGTTAAGTTCTCTGGCTTTTTTAAGATCCGGTGGCACTTTAGGTCTTCCACCTGGATTCCCAGACTGTCCCGGTTTAAAGGGTTTAAGGTTCTTTATACTTTTTTCTGTCACTGCATAAGCCTCTGTTGTCAATGTTGGCGCTGTATCATTCAAAAGGCTCGTCCATGAGCCTTACTTTAGTCTTGTAAGGCACTTGTTAATGGGTCAAGTCTTTCCCGTAGTTAGATTTTCTTAAGAATTTTAGTACCTTATCTAGATCTATTTCTTTTTTGATTCCAGTTTCGGTTTTATACACGATTAACCTTCTATCCCAATCTGCATATAGTTGTTCGATTTTACCAATGTCCTCTTCAACGGAATCTAAGAAGGTCTGGTCAGTTAAAAGCATGTCGATTAGATATTTGTCTGTCATATAAAAGACCCTTCCTTGTTGTTAATGGCGTTTTTAATCTTTTCGCCGCGAACTTTTCTCATGTAGTCGTTACAAGCGTCTTCAACTGTTGTTCCTGTACCGAATAAGAAGGTTTGATTTCCCGGAATGAATACCCCTTCAACATAAACGTATAAGCTAAAATCAGTGGTAAAAGCGAAAATAGCTTTTGAACCTAATTCATGAGCAATATTGGCTACATCTCTAATATAACAATCAAATCCTTTTGGTAAAATTACGTCATTGAACATAATAACGAGGCTCCTTCCATGTCTCCCCGTGCTTTGGAACTCTTAAAATTATCTTGGACATATCTCTTTGGTTTGCACAGTAACACGTCTTGTCTTTAACAAAATAAGTCTCGTCACCGTCCATTTTACATACGGTCCGGCATTCGATTTCAAACACACTAATCAATATCAATGTTAGACATAACCATTCCGACATATATTCCCACAACTAATGTAATTACGAGTTTAAATGCAATTCCTTCGATCATTTAAATAACTTCCCATCTACTACGCATGTATAGTTGTCCATGATGTGAATTTTTTGGTGATAGAAATATTTTGTTTTAGGATCTACCCGTACAATGCCAAATCCTAATTGCCATTGATGATGATTTTTAACGTAATCAAAAACTTTATCGTACCGCTTATCTCCTAGCCACCCTACTGAAAAGCAGACGTGGTTAGTTCCATCTAGACCTACAATGTGACTTTCCTCAATTGTATGAATGTGGAAATACGCTAATGAACACAGAGCCTTGGTGGCTGTGGCTTTAGCTGATGTTGATAGCGGTGTGTGCTTACACCTTAGGTATGAATTTAAAATTTTATATGATTGATTTGGAGAGTATCTAACAAACTTCCAATTAGGGCGGCGGTTAATATCTAAGAGGTGCTCTGTGGATGTCAGTCCAAATAACGCCGGAGCATTGTCTGTTAAATGTCTCTCAAGTCGGTTTTCATGGTTGCCTTCAATATATATCTTCTTGGCTCTTGGAAAGAGTTTATCTAATTGATCAAGGCCTTTTCTAACATCTTCTACTTCATCAACAAGCAATTGAAAAATTCTTGGATCCTTAGCATGTGAAGAGATGTTGTAAAAATCTGCGTAATCACCGCCAATCACTATTTCATGCGGGTTAATGAACTGTGCGACCTTAATCATAAGGTTATAAGCCCTGCGATCATGATAGGGCCGATGTGTATCCGGTATTAGTAAAGCCGTCTTTAGTTTACTCACCTTACGTCTAGTAAGTGAGTATACTTGTTAATGGGTCAATTACAGGTCTAGGTCGTTTTTCTTTGATGTTTTCCAGCCGTATTCAGCATCTGGCCTGTTTGCTCTTAGAGCACCTCTTTTGTTTTTATCTTCTGTGTACTTAAAAAAGAGTGCGTGTCTGCAATCCGGACAATAATCAACCATTTTGTTATGAAATTTCACAAGCCCTCTGGATCCTGCACCTTTGCAGCTAAAACAAATCATTTTGAATTCTCTCATGTTGCCCCTCTATAGTAACGGTTAGACCGCAAAACTCCTATCAAGCTGCCAGTGAATGTGATCTCCATGACCACTATTATGATGAACGGCCAACTGCCTTATGCCTGATTGCGTAACGGCTCCAATGTTCCCATATTTTTCTGTTACGTCGCGAATAATCAAAGGAATGATCTCAGGCTCAAGATTCCATGTTCTTTGATCCAAAGCTCTTCCTTGCTCGTGTGAATTGCTTACACGCCCCAAAGCTTTGTCAATTGAGCCGTTAGTTTTAGTTTCTGTAAAAACACACTCGCCTCCATACTTTTTAGTAACTTCAATAATATAAGCAGCTACTTCTTGAGTCTTTGGATGGCATTCTGAAAAACCCAAGTAGTTATTGGCAGTTTTGAAGTGTTTTCTGTGTATCATGATTTCGCCTGTTTATATCGACGCGTCACTTCGCAAGCTTTCATACAATTCTCCAACGCCTCAACCAATCCCTGGTTCATATCAACCAATTTCTGGTAATCTTTCCTAGCCCTTGCGAGTTCTTTCTTGGTTTTATTGTGCGCGTCGATTTCTCCGCCGAAATACTGATGCTCTAGTTCAAGGTCTTTCTCAGCTTTTTCTAGTTCGGATTTCAAAGCTTTAACAACAACCTCGTGATCGGCTTTTAGAACCGCCAACAATGTACCTAAATGCGGATTTTCTTTTGTATACTCGCCAACAACTTCTACGGCATATATTTTCATCTCTCTCGGTCCCTTAGTTGTGTTGTTGGTCATACTGTGTTTTGCATTATATTCGTTGTCAAAAATCTCTGTCGTAGTAGCTGCTATTGTTGTTTCTAGCTGCTCGTCAGGATATTTACTTGCTCGTTTAAATTCTGTGGTCATTTTTTTCCTTTGTCTTTGTGATTAAAATTGCTAACGGAAACAGAAACATCGCTAGCTGAACACCCATGCATAAAGCTCCAAGCTGTAAGTCTGTCATTCCCCCTCCGTGTTGTTGAGTTCGGCCTGAAGCCTTTTGATTATTTTATCGGATGAATCAACGCTATCGTACTGAAGGTCGTTCCATAGTCTGACGTATTTGTTTCTCTGCTCTTTGCACGTTTCCAGCTTTGCATTTGCCTCATTCAGCTTTTGTTGGAGGTCGGTGTTTTTCTCCATCATTTTGTAAGCCGTTGTTTGCTCCTCATTGGCAGCGTCGTTAAGCCGATCTAGCTCAACCTGAACTTCTGACTTTAATACCAAATGAACCCATGGCTTAGGATATTCAATTTCTGGCTCTTTTTCCCAACAATCAAAGCTGCCATCAACACACATGCTGTTTGGATGATAGACGTAGGTTTTCACTTTAACCTCCAAACAAAATCATTGTCCTGCGCTACTTTTAACGGAATTAAAACCAACAGCACAAATGGCATGGCAAGAAAGTTTAGAAAGAACTTTAAAGCTTTTTCTGGTAACTTTTTATAATCTTGCTTTCTTTTAATTTGCTCGAAAGCTTTTCTTTTTGCTTCGCCCATTTACGCTTTTCCTTTGTTGAGGGTTTCGCGGATTCGTTTTATTTCAGGCATGATTTTCACTAATGCGATATGCTCTTTGCCGACCTCTTGATAACGCTTTATCGAATGTTCAAGGCTGTATAAATGGCGTGAAATTTCCTCAAGCTGCTTTTCTTTTTCGGCCAGGACTTCTTCGTAGCGAACTAGCTGTCTTTCTGCGGCGTGAATAGCTGCGTATTCCACGACATGAACAGGCTCAACGTCGAAGTGCATAGGCCAGTTACCGCCTGGATCTGTTTTAAAAATAATGTCATATCGTTCTTCTGTGGAGTTGGCGTTAATCCAAAACTCCCGATACTTGCTAGTGTTGGTCATTTGGATTGGTCCTTTCTTAATGCTCTAATCGTCATGTAATCAAAGTAATCACAGCATGATTCGCACTTACCGATAGACCAAGTTTTACTAAAATGTTTGACGGTTTTCTTCTGTCCACAGCGCTTACATTTTCTAAACAGGTTCATTCTCAACCCCCTTAGATTCTGCGCTCAAGGCTGCTAAAAGTAGGTCGCTAGTTTCTTCATAAAGGCTAGAGTCTGTATATTCATGCGCTAGGTCGTATTTAAAGCCGTTGTCACAAGCGACTTGTTTTGACTGTAAATGCCATGCGTGGTGCTTTTCTAATACAGCCTTCAGCTTCGCGTTTTGTTGGGTGAGTTCGGCTAGATCTTTTCCTAAGCGTTTTATTTCCCATTGTTTTATATTTAACTGCTGCGCGTATGTTGGATTCTCATAAGGGTTAGCCGTTCCGTTTGCAGAGATAGCGCAAAACTTCTCAAAGTATGGCGTGTCTTTTAACAGGTCACGAAGTCGTTGAAACCTCACGGCATAAAATTCACTTGTGAAGCGTTTACTTTCTTCTAGCTTCTCATTCTCTTGCTTGAGGGCTTCGATTTCCTTATGAAGTTCAACTGTAGTTGTGTTTCTACCCAACAGAGCGTTTAAGTGTTCAATCTCAGCCTGTGCGTCCTCAAGTTGTTTCAGCGGAACAACATCAATAATTTCAAAAGGATCGGAAGAAAATTCATTTGATCCAGGTTTTAAGATTTTGTGTTTGTATATATTGCCCATTATTCCTGTCCTTTTCTTTTAAGCTCGTCGTTTTCGACTTTTAATGCTGCGTTTTCTGATTCTAAATTTAAAATATCTTCGCGGTGAATGTCGTTGCGGCCTAAAGCGATGTTACGCATGAATTTTTCGTCAAAGACTTTCCCTTTTAATTGCTCTAATTCGACCTCTAGTTCGTGAATTTTTCCGTTAGCCTCTTGTCGGCGCACAACGTGTTCATTGATTGAAGCATTTAGTTGTTCGATTACCGCATCCATCTGCGCCTGTATGTGAGAGGCTCCGGCGAGGAAGCCCTGCTTAATGGCTTGATAAATGTCAGTCGAATGTTTTCTGTAGGAACCTTTGTCTAATCCTGTAGCTTTGTACTCCTCAGCCGCTTTCTCAATCTCTACTGTCGGCTTGGTGAGATACTGTCGAGCCCAATTCGCAAAGTAACGACAAGGTTCTGTGCCTGCGCCGTATGTTTCCCATTTAACTATTTCAGCCTCTAGGTCTTTCTCGAAACTCACAGGGCCAACTCCTTAGCGACCAAATCAACTAATCCGCTTTGCTCAATGACGTTAAAATCAACGTGCTTATAGAAAGCTTTTTTAAGCTGTTCGTAATCTATCGTCACCTTTGGCAGTTCAACGTGTTTGGACCAACAATGCGGCGATTGAAAAGACCAATCAGAATCATTCAACATTCCATCTTTTTTAAGCCAAACGCTTGCGCCTGTTTCACTACATACAACGTAATTCACTTCCGGCTTCTCTAAGAGCCATTCCCAAATAGCCCTAGTGCTTGAAAAATCTTGGCTCATTTCCAATCCCCATTCTCAGATAGTTCAATTAACGACTGGCCGAACTCTGGATTTTGCTCATAAATGTTTCTTGCAAGCTCCATAACAGCTTTGCGGCAAGCTCGGCCCCAATCGTCTTTTTTATCAAGGCGCAAAACAAAATATCTAGCCTCTGGGTCAACTGGTTTGCCGTCTGTTCTGCTGATAATGTATTTTTGATAAACTTTGTTTTCGTTACCCATCCTACTCCCCCGATGCTTTAAAGGTTGTTGTTTCTTTGTATCTGTCAGGCTCTGAAAGCATGTCTTTCAATGTGAAGGCTGTTGCTTCAAGCTTCCCGTTATAGATTCGGTAAAAACTTTCACCAATTAGACAAAACTCCATCCAGCTAAGTATTCTGTCTTGCCAGTGTCGATCACACTTCTTCATAAACACCAACGCCTTCACAACAAGGACACACCATTGGCTTGCCTGTTAGCAAATTTACAGTTGTTCCTTCGCCGTCGCATTCGATACAAATTATTTCTTCTGTCATTTCAACCTCTCTTGTTAATTGCCGGAGCGTTGGGGTTAAGTGTATTCAGTAACCGCATAGATTTTTATTTGCGAAGCATCGACCTCAAACCCTAACGAACGAATATCAGTCAAAACTTCGGCTTTCTTTTCAAGAGTGACATCTATTTCGATTGGCTTCGAACCAAAATCAGCGTCTCCATCGCGACCGTTGTCAGTACAAGCAAGCATATGGCCAGCAATAAAATATTTACCTGACATTGGGTCTGTTAAAAGAACCAGCTTGTTCAACTTTGGCTTCCAAGAATCAAACTGCCATTTCTCGTGTTTATCGTAGTCGTGCAGATTTGGATTTAGTTTTGCGCCTACTATAACGATATTACTATTATTTACTCCCATAATTATCTCTCCCTTGCGGCTCTTAGGCCGGTTAAATTAAATCCATTTGATAACATGATTCGCCGTTTTCGATTCGGCGCTTTGCTATTTCAAAATACTTCTCGTCTTTTTCTATGCCGATGAAATTTCTTTTAAGCTTTTTAGCTGCGACTCCTGTAGAGCCTGAACCCATTGTGAAATCTAAAACTGTATCACCTTCGAGAGTGTAGGTTTTGATTAGGTACTCAAGAAGATCGACAGGCTTTTGGGTTGGGTGAACTGTATCAAATTCACTGTCAAAAGCTAAAATTGACTTCGGATAGCCAGTGTATTCAGAAACGAAATCTTCCTGATCCTTCTTTGCTTTTCTGTGTTCGCTTGCATCTGCCTTCTTGCCTTTAACAACTCTTGGCGCAAAAATTAAGCCTTGCGGATAGTAATTCATTCTAGGCTTTGCATTTTCAGAGCAACCAGCAAGCGAAAAAACTGCAACATCTTCGTGCTCGTTCATAAACTTATAAGGCGCTTGCGCGAATCCGTTGATTCTGGTTTTCTTCCAGACTAATTGATACTTGAACATTTCTATATTGCTAACCACTAGCTGACTTGTGAAAGGCTGTCCTGCAAACAAAACAACAGCAGAGGATTCTTTAATTAATCTTTTTAAATGGCCCCACATCGGCTCAAAAGGTATAATCGAATCCCATTTACAGGCCGTTGTCCCATAGGGAGGATCAGTTAAAACCAAATCAACCGACTTGTCGGGAATTGATTTCATAACTTCTAGGCAGTCGCCATGATGAAGTTCAATCATTGTGAACCCATTTCTGCAAAACCTCGTCAAACTGCCAGCCATTATCTAATAGCCATTGTCTGTAACGAGGATATTTATTAGCGAAAGTTACGGCTCCGATTTTGTGCAGTTCTTGATGATACTTATGCGCTAAAGGGCATATATTCCATTCGACATCATCGCCATGGCTACCGCGACTTTTTACGTGCGAAGGGTCGTTAGGACCTGGAGCGCCTGAAATCACACAAGGCTGCATACGAACAAAATCCATCAGCTTTGTATCTTGAATGCGGTATTTCTTAGAAAACATCAACACCCCCAGAAAACGCTCCATTAAACTTTGCTTTTCTTCCTTTATTGTGAATAAAAGTTACATCAGCCATTCTTAAGCAAAGTCTAAAGACAGGTATCGAAACTCTATGCCTATCTCTAGTAAACTTCTGCGCTAAAGATGCTGAATTTCCACCAGCAACAAATTCTTTCATGCTGTCAGAAACATTAACCGCAATTGCTTTTTGCTCCAGGTCTGAAAGCCTGCTAAATTCTGCAATGGTCATTCGACTTCCCTTCTACAAATGTTACAGCATTTTTGATTTTTTAAATCTTCGCTAAAGAATTTGTAATCACAGATAAGGCAAAACCTAAACCCAGTTTCAACCTCGCTCATTTTTAATTCTTTTCTCATCTTGTTCGCAGCTTTGAAATTAGCGATTCGTCCGCTGGTTCGGCCAGTTGCTCTTCTTGTAGAGAATGAAATCATTTTACTACTCCCATCATTGGAATCTTTACCGTTGTTAACTTCTCTGTTAAAATCATGTTTTGTAATTCTAAATTTTCTCTTAATAGCAAAACGCAAACGTCTTCCAAAACTAACTTCCAGAAAAACCGCTTCTTCATTTTAGCCATATGCTGACAAACTGGATGATAAAGGGCGATCTGCTCTAATTTCTCAGAACTTTTTAGGTTATCGTCTTTAAGGATTTTTAAAGCCTCTTGCTCGTATCTCATAATCCCCTCGACTAGTGACAATTTCTCATTAGTTCTAAAAGTTTGTCCGCGAAAACGACGTAGGCGTTTGAGCGAGCATAAGCAGCATCATCAGCAGCATAAGCAGCATAAGCAGCATAAGCAGCAGCAGCATAAGCAGCAGCAGCAGCAGCAGCAGCATCAGCAGCAGCAGCAGCATAAGCAGCAGCATAAGCAGCAGCATAAGCAGCAGCAGCAGCAGCATAAGCAGCAGCAGCAGCAGCAGCAGCAGCAGCTCGCCGCGCTTCGCGTAGCTGGGTTAGATCCAGAACATCCTTACGGAGTTCTGTTAAAACGCCGTCAATCGCTTTTAATGATCTTTCATTTGTTGTCTTGGTACGGGCTTGCTCAACGATGAAAATTAGCATCGGAATCTTAATCTTTTCTAAGTCCGCGCCTTCATTAACCGCCTCGGCGAATTCAACTGGCCATCTTTTAGAGCGCTCTTTTGGAAGACCTTCAAAGATTCTATCTTCTAGCCTAGCAACCCATTGTGGAATTCCTAAATGAGTTTCATATTCTTTATGCGATGAGGTTGAGATTTCGATTCCTTTAATTCTCGCTACTGAATTAAGAGAGCAGCCAACCGCGCAACCTTGAAAGTTTTTACCTTCACCTTCTGCGTAAGTTCCTTTGATAAAGGCGTCTTGGTCTCTATGCCAGTAGATTTCCTTTAAGAATTCCTGTTTTGTTATTCCTTGTGTAAATGCTTTCATTTTTACTCCTTGATTTGCCAAACTATGGCGCTTTTATTTGTTTCTGGATTAACTCGACGCTTTTCTGAGGCTTCAACTAAACCCATCTTTACTAATTCATTTACTCGCCCTGTAATGCGATTAACGGCCCATCCTGTGATCTTTGAGATCTCAAACAAGCAAAGACCTTTGTAAGCAGAAATTAACGCTAATACGTGCGCTTGCTTCTCTCCGATGTTTTCTAATTCGCTGTAAGCGTCTAGTGATGTTTGTCTCATTCGTCCTCCGCAAGTTTTAATTTGCCGCCAAATCTAGATGCGATTTTTACTAGGTTAGGATCTTGCATCGCTTTTTTAAGCCCCTCATCTGTGGAGCCAACCGCAATTATTGCTTGAATCTTTTTGTGTTCCTCAGCTTGTAAATTCACAGACTCTGGCTTTGACCCATGATCAGCATCAATCCAAAGCCTCCACTCAAGAGCCCATGTCTTAGGGTGTGGAATCCATTTAGCATCTGTCTTTTTACGAATGTGATAATGCTTGTAGTGTTTCGCGGCGGTCCTGAGATCCAAAGCGTCTCGAGGGGTTTTTATTTGAGGGAGGAGAGCTTGAATCCCAGGACCGAAGCCGTCTGCAATCGGATATTCTTCATCTAAAATTTTAAGAATTTCTTTTTCTAGTTCTTTATCTATCTCTATGTCTTTATCTATAGGGGCTTCAGAGCCCCTAACGAGGACCTTTAATTTGTCAATTGAATGAACATCAATACCTAAAGATTTAAGTCTCTTAATTACAGAGCTATGTACTGAATTTGATTCGTTTAAAACTCCACGATACTGATAAACAATAAAGCCAGGGCAAAAGAGTTTATCTTCAACAACTTTGAAGCGTTCAGCAAAAGCAGGAACTGAAAGAATTTCTTCAAGCGTTAAGTCGCTTCCTACATAATATTTGATTGCATCTTGATCTATGTCCCACAAACCAGCGTGGTCACACATATCTGTAAAAAATTTCCAGATAGCTTTAAGTTCAGGAGTTAATTTCCGGTACCAAGTCTTTTTTTGGATTGAGGTGTCGCAATAGCGGTTAGCCACAAGACACCTGCCAAATTTTATTGTTTTTTATTTCTGAAATTGTGCTTTTACCGACTCCGAACTGCTTCGCTAGTTCCTCGACGGAATGTCCCTTTTCCAAAAGTTCTCTGATAAAGTTAGCCGTTTTTTGATCTAGCTTTTTGTATCCAATTACAGGTTTTCTTTTTAGGACCCTGAATGAATGGAGCATATTTTGACTTGCAGTAACTAATTCTAAATTGTTTTTGTGATTGTTTGCGCGGTTTCCGTCGATATGATTGACCTGCAGGCCGTCAATATTTCCGATGAATTTTTGCGCGATGATTCTATGAAGAAATAAGTCTCTATAATCGTATTTAATTCTTACGTAGCCATAAAGATTTAATGTTTGAGGTTTATCGCGCCAATTATTTTTTGTAGAGCGTTTTCCGGTGCGCTCAATTAGCGTGTAAATTTTTCCATCAGGTCTTATGTCGTAATTTGGATCTTCGCAAAGAACTTTTATAGCGAAGTCATTTAATGGACTTATCAATCATTTAACCGCCTGTAACCAACAAAGCCTTATAAAGGCGGTCAACAGCGGATTTTGTGCTTGACTTGCTTTAGGCCTCCATCTCTTGAGAGAGATGGAGCGGGAAACGGGACTCAAACCCGCGACCTATGCCTTGGCAAGGCATCACTCATTCCGCTGTGGACTGAATGATTTGGTTACTAATCATTGACCTTAGTCTAACGACTAAAGTTTAGGTAAATCAACATTTATTTTTAAGATTTCTAAAGATTTCTCTATTTGATGAATTTCCGCGCATCTTCTTTTGTTAGGTGTTTGTAGCGTTCAGTTGTTGTTAAACTTGCATGTCCCATCTCGCCTTGAATTATTCCAGAAGGAACGCCTTCTTTGAATTTATTTGTGCAATAGGTGTGGCGTAAATTTTTCGCTCTTACTTTTTTATTGGTGCAATATTTTTTTACAGCACGACTAACGGATTGATTTAATCCATAGTTAGTAAAACGTATTCCCCGCCCAAAAACCAAATTGCCGCTCATTGGGATTGTATGCAGTAATTTTTCAATGTCCTTTGTTAAAATTATTTCTCTCATTTCGCCTTTAATTTTGCCAGTATGTAGACGAATTATTCTCTTGTCGTAATCAATGTCAGTCCAATTTAAATTTATAGCCTCACAAACCCTAGCACCTGAAAGGCTTATAAAGTGAATAATGTCTTTGACTCTTTGAGAGACCTTCGAGTAACAAATCCAAAAATCTTCCTCTGTCCATAAATCAATAACAGGTTTTTTCTCGGGTAGTCTTTTTAATTTTAAGCATGGATTTTTAGAGATTTTTTCCTCTATAAATAGAATGTTAAAGAAATGTCGAAAGGTGTTGAACTGTCTATTTATAGTAGAATTAGAAACCGTTTTTTTAAGCTTTCTTTGATATTCAACTAACTTCTCATATTTGATTTCATCAATCGTGTAGATTTCATTCTCCAGCAAGAACTCATAAAAATTTGAAAAATATGTTGGCTCATTATTTATTGTATACGGTGATCTTTTGTGCTTTGTGTAGTCATTGATATATTTTCCAATGGCAGCGAAAACATAAATCCTTGGCACAGTCGCAACGCCGACCGTAACGCTGGATATTTCTTGATAGTTCTTTCTATCGTAGGAAATTCCTAACCAAGGGCCGCTACTCATTTAGCCCTCTGATTAAAAACAGGTCTAGCCCCAAAGAAGAATCCCCTTTGTTATGACCTCTACTATATTTTAGATCGACTACTTTTGTTAAAATAAATTAACAAACTTGATTAAGGTATTAGTCCTTAACCGTTCTTTAACTAAAAAAGCAAGTGGCAGAGCGCGACTTCTGCGTTTCTTTACAGCATGGAATTTAAGAAGGCCATGTTGTTCAGAACAGGGTAGCACCCCTTACGTGTTCCAATCCTTTTGAAAGTCAATCCCGACACTCTACATTTCGGTCCTTGTGTTTCTAAAACACTGATAGCTTCCACGCCTTCACTTGCAAAAACTAGGCGGCTCCAGGAACGAATTACACTGGACCGCCAATAAATCTAATTCAAATTCTGGTTCTCTAAGTTATCTCTTGGTGGATAAAATCCGATCTTTATGAGATAAGTCTCCGTCTGCTTATAATACTCTTGCTGCTCTTGATTTGGGTTTTTTATATTCTTTTCCATCCAATCAAGAGAAGAGTCTAAAGTTTCAACCGGAATATCCTTAAGCATTTTTCCTTTATTCGTGCCTAATGTCGCAATAAATTCTGCTGGATCTCCTGTGTAAGGCACAAAAGTTTTCCCTTTAGCCGTTGGCTTCGCTTCTGGCTTTGGCGGCGGCACATAATCCGCGCCCGTATTAAGCCAGTTCAATAATTCTTTCCCGGTTTCTTCGGTAATCTTAAAAAATTTACCTTTAAATAGCGTTGTCCTATCTTTCGAAACATCGGCCTCATTGTTAGATGTTAAATCAAAAACGGTTGTGAATTCGTATTCAAGACCGTCTCTTTGAATTGGAGCCATACCTAACTTTTCAACTTTTTTCTTCCCATTATTCTCTACCTGCGCGTAGTCCATTTTCGAGCGCATTGTGCAGATAACATGACACGATGAATGAAGATATGCGTTTTTAAGTTCTAAATCTTTCTTGTCAATCGGACCCCAGTTTGTCCAGTGATTAGAATTAGGACGCGCATCTAGTTGAGCTTTTTGCTGCAAAAGCCCGCCCTCACCCGCCCATGCGTGAGTAAGAGAATCAATCACGATGGTATCGTATCCAGCTTTCTCAGCAGCGTTAATTGCATCAATATATTTTTCGGTCGTGAATGGCGGCGTCATATCCATAACATCGAATTCTAAACCAACTAGAGGGCCCTCTTTCATGTCTGAATAAAGCGACGCCGAGCCATTTTCTGTGTCAATTACAGCGATCTTTTGCCCTATTGTTTTAGCTAATATTAGAGCTGAAAAGGTTTTTCCCGATCCGCTAGGCCCGGTTAATGCTAACTTTAGTTTTGTCTTTTTTCGTTCTGCTTTTTTAAACATTTTTCTCGCTCCTTGTTTTCTTTGATCTCTTTTTTTAAATCATCTAAATCTTTTTGTGCTTTTCTTAATCGGTCCCAGATTTCACTCTCTGGCATGCCGCTTTTATTAAAAGGAACTTCTTCAATCTTCTCTGACATATTCCTCCCCACAGCAGGAATTTCCAACCTCAGTCCATTCTTTGCACTTACAGCAGCGCCCGATTCGATACTTAACTCCGGGATTGTCTAAGCGTTTTTTGCAAAGAGCTAATTCAGCTTGAAATTTCTTATTTGCTTCTATCCATTTAATCTTTACTGCCTCTGCCTTTTCAGGCACAGGGAATGGGGTATTATCAAAATATTCATCTTGTAGTCCGGCCACGTTCTTAGCGTCAGCCTTAGCTTGGTCTTCGCCATACTTTGAACTATTTCTCAATCTGTCATAATCTGACTCTCGAAATATTTTGTCATACTTAGTCCACTCGCTCATGAGATTGCTCCGACAGCCTCAGAGTGACGTTCATCATCAACCAATATCTGAAGTCGATCCCGTTCAGTTCTTTTAGAATCTAATTGCTTTGAGAGGTCATTAAGTTCTTTTAGTTCTAAGATTGCAAAATCAAACTCTCGTCTAACGAAAGACCAGTTAAATGCTTTTTCAGCAGCTACAACTCTTTCCTCAAGAATTGAAATATCTTTTTTGATTACAGTTAGCTTTTCATAATTGGTCATGATTCGCTCCTGTCTCTTTAAGGATTTTGGCGTGCTCATATCTGTAATCATCCAAAAGATCGGTGAGGGCTATACATTCCTGAATGTAGGCGGCTACTGGCCTGAAGCTATTATATTTTAAATCGACCTCTACCATTCTCTTAAGTTCTGCCCGTCTATTTTCTGTGGTAGAAATCAGTTGATAAAGCTCAAGCAAGCGTTGTCGCTTATCAGTTGTCATACTTCCCTGCCTTTATTTCTTTTAATAAAGCTTTTGTTTCATTAGCTATTAACTCAGAAACTATTTTCTTTTCTGGTAAATTAAGAATTACAATAAGCTTCCCGAGAGTTTTTAAAGGGCATTTAGAGCGCCCAACTTCAATCATGTGAACAAACTGCATAGACTCGTAACCAAGCTTTTGACTTAATTCGAGCTGAGTCATTCCGGCTTTTGATCTGTATTCGCGGATAGTTTGGCCGAGGGTCATTTGGACTCCTCATGTAAAACAATATCAACAAGGATTTCTTTTAGGTGCTCCGATAGTTTTTTAGGCGAAGTAAAAAGACCGTGTTCATCATACCCATCAAATTTTTCCGACAATCTTTTAATGTCAGCAATTCTTTCTCTTTGAGCTTGCGCCACATTTGCATCTAAAATTTCAATGCGCTTTAAGGCGCTCTTAACTTCTTCTTTGGTAAATTCTGCAACTTGCTTCATCTCATCCTCATACTGTGTAATATTGATCTGTAAATTTCTTCTAACTTCCAAAACCAAGAGCCTTACACCTTTGAA